GAGGTTAAGGAAGAAAAAGAAGAAAATAAAGAAAGAATGTCAGTTGCCGTATCTGAATTGAAAAAAGGAGATATTTTAGTTGGTTCTAAATTGGAGGTTGTTAGTGTATCGTCAGGAGCAAAAACACCGTCGGGTAAATCTGACGTAACAGTTAAAAATCCAAAAACCGGTAAAACAGATACAAAACTTTGGGGTAAACATACAAAGGTTGGTATTTTTAGACATTCAGATAAAAAGGAAGATGTTAATGAGGCGGACATGGGTCTAACTGTTAAGTCGGCTCCGAAATCAACTCCATTATTTGGCGGAGCACCTAAAAAATCTTCATCTCCTAAAAAGAAATCTGCACCAAAGAAAAAAGAAGAAACAAACGAAGAAGGTGAGGTGGATGAATCTTTACATGGTATTATGATTGGTGCAACCAAAGAAAAATTGAAAAAAGATTTAGGTAGAGATCCTGAAGATCATGAAGTAGAAAAGGAACTTGGAAAATTCGTAGATAGTTGGAAAAAAGATAATGAGTCTAAAAAAGGTGACGATGAAAAACCTAAACATAAGAAAAAAGAAGATGTGGATGAGTTATTACGTTTTTATGATGATGATGGAAACCCAATAAAAAACAAAAAGGGTGAAAAAGATGCGGTTTCTACAAAGGATAAAAACTTTAAAAAGAAAGTTAAGAGTAAAAAATGTCCTGAATGTCAAAAAGATACGAAAGATTGTGAGTGTGATCATACACATTTAGATGAAAATAAAACAATAAAAAATTGGATTAAAGGTTTGGTGGAGAATAAAGAATTTCATAGTTTTACATCTAAAAACGAAATTATGGAACTAATTCAAACTAAACTTAACGAATCTGACACAATGGTTCAACATGGTCCTAAAGTTAAAAAAGGTCATAATGGTATCCCTGAGTTTATGTCATATGATGCAATTGTAAGTGCCGAACCAACAACCAAACCAAAACCAACAACAAAACCTGGAACAAAGCCAGGTGAAAAACCAAAAACACCATATAATCCAGGTCCAAAACCTAACCCGAAGCCAAAAGCTTCATTTGAATAAAAAATATTTAAGTAAATGGAATTTTCTAAGAAAAAATTGTTATCTTTGATTGAATCAAATGTTAATGAAATGGCAATGGATTATGACACTCCCGATAGACCGCATGATGATATTACAGGTAAATTAGCGGCTGGAGATACACCTTTACAAAAAGTACCTCTACCTAAAACAGGTAGGGAGCAAGGACAACCTGCACAAAATTTTCAAGAGTTATTAGCATCTGAAAGATACAAACAAGTTATTTCTAAAGTTAGACAATATACAGGACAAAATGCACCAATGAATGCCGATAGAGGTATTGGTCCATTAACACAAATGATGATGAGTGCTCACAATAGAATTGTACAAACTGAAAGAGCACATAGAGAAGAACTACAACAATTAGCTGTTGATTTGGTAATGAAAGAGATGGGTATTCCGGAAGGTTCATTTCAATGGGACGTTAAAATTGTAGGTATGGGTGAAATTAATACTGACAATTTTAATAGAGAGCAACAACAAGAACCACAAATGCCAGAAGTTAATATTGAGGTTGAGGAAGATTTAATGAGTGATTTAGAACAATTAAATCTTGAGAAGGCTAAAAGAAGACTAATGAACGCAATGATACAAGGCGCCTCTAAAAAGGGACATTATATGTATCATTTGGTTCCTGAAAAAATACAAGAAATTACCGGATCAGAAAGTTTATTAAATGACTATGGTATCTTAATGTCGATAAACGATAGTTTATACTGGCAATTAAGTGATGATATGATGCAAATGATGATGGATTCACCATCTGGACATGGGGGTAATGAAGAAGTAGATACGCAAACCGATCCACCGACAATTAAAGTAAGAGCATTGAATTTCCCAATTTGTGTTCATGAATGTATAAAAGGTGTAATGGAAATATTTGCGGTACATGGACAACCAGAAGATGCTGATTTAAATCAAGCGGTTTCTGATAGTGAAGACACATTGGAAAAAGAAATGTGGGATTTACGTTTAGGTCCAGCAATATGGGATAGAATTAGACAACAAATGCCTGAAGATATTTTAACTGATGAAAGTAAGGTTGAGATACAGAATTATTTATTAATGGCAATTTTTCAATTACCAGCAAAAAAATTCTTGGTATTATGTAAAGAAGTGATTTCTGGTGGAGATAGCGGAAAAAGATTACTTAGTGAATTAACTGACAATGTTGTTAAAAAACTTAATGACCAAGAAATTGAGGATTTATTTAATAGTGATTTAGATGAATTGACAGATCAAACAGATAATGATGATTTAAAAGATTTTATATCGGGTATTCCTGGTATTTCATTATCCAATGATGACGAAGAGGACGATGATGACAGTCTATTTGACGAGTTAGGGTTGGATAGACCTACGAAATAATACAAAGGTGGTTTACTTAAACCACCTTTTTTTGTATTTATACATATATGAATACTAGAACACAACAGTTGGTGGAGTATGCGAAGATAATGAAAGATACTCCTTATGCTCTAAGAACATACTTACAAACTTACGATAATACACAGAAGAAGTATGTCCCGATGGATCTATTTGAGGATCAGGTTCAGTTGATTAAGGATTACGAGGACTATAATGAAAATATTACAAGAAAATATAGACAGGCGGGGGTTACAACTGTAACTGCGGCGTGGTTATCTAAAAAATTACAACTTGCTAAACCTGAAAATCCTGAGAGGGTTCTTCTTATTGCAAACAAACGTGATACCGCGGTGGAGATGGCTAACAAGATTAGACATTTCTTAGAACAATGGCCTGAATGGATTAATGTAGGTTTTTCACAGGATAAAAACTCTGAAAGTAGATTTAAATTAAATAATGGTTGTGAGGTTAAAGCGGTTGCAACATCTGCGGATGCGTTACGTGGTTATACACCTACCATACTTGTGTTTGATGAGGCCGCATATATTGAAGCGGGTGAGGATTTTTGGGCGGCGTCTATGGCGTCCCTATCAACAGGTGGTAAGATTATTCTTGTGTCAACCCCAAATGGTTATGACCCTATATATTACGGTGTTTATGACCAAGCAATTCGTGGGTTGAATGATTTCCACATTACTGATTTAAGATGGTTTAAAGACCCTCGTTATACCAAAGATTTACGTTGGGTTAAATGTCAGGACATTTGTCATTATATGTTAAATAGAGAACAATATAATGATGATGAATGTGTTCTTCATGATTTCGATTTAAAAGAATATAAGAAATTAATGGAGGATGGGTATAAACCATTCTCATCTTGGTTTGAATCTATGTCTAAGAAATTTAAATATGATAGACGTAAGATTGCACAGGAGTTGGAATGTGACTTTTTAGGATCGGGAGATGGTGTTATCCCTGCTGATATTCAAGAGAATATTGCTAAGAATATGATTAGAGAACCTATTGAGAAATATATGCAAGCGACATTTTGGCAATGGAAAGAACCAATTATAGGTCATCGTTATATTATGGGTGTTGACGTTAGTAGAGGTGATAGTGAGGATTTTTCTGCAATTTCAATTATAGATTTTGATGATAGAGAACAAGTTGCTGAATATATTGGAAAAATACCACCAGACGATTTAGCTGCGGTTGCATACAAATGGGCTATTCTATATGGTAATGCGTTTATTGTAACGGATATTACCGGTGGTATGGGTGTTGCAACATCAAGAAAGTTGACAGAATTAAATTATAAAAACGTTTATATTGAAGGAATTAATACACAAAATATTTGGGAGTATAATTCTAAAGCAATGGAAAAAATACCAGGACTTAACTTCAATAACAAAAGAACTCAAATTGTTGCGGCTTTTGAAGAGCAACTTAGGAAAGGATTTATTGTTAGATCCGCAAGATTACTAAATGAACTAAATACGTTCGTTTATATGAATGGTAGACCAGATCATATGAAAGGTGCTCACGATGACGCTATCATGGGACTATCTATGGCGCTATATGCTGCCGATATCTCATTTAATCTATTACAAAAGAACGAAAACGCTAACAAAGCAATGTTAGACTCATGGACCATGAGTGAAAGGTCATATGAAACAAATAAATCATTTTATTCATATGGTACAGCATTCGATCAAATAGGTTCAATGGGTACGAATAATAATAATTTATATTATCAAGACAACTCTATGAACGTTAGTAAACAAACATATCAAGAAAACTCTTGGTTATTTGGTGGTAGGCGTAGATAACGTTTAGTTTATCATTATTTTAGTTTATATTATAAAGAAAAGTATTTATATAAAATGGCAAATCAAAATTTAACCGTCTTTCAGAAATTAACAAAAATGTTTGGTTATCCGGGGAAACCCCAAGTAACACAAGCACCGTCATTTAATTTTAGTAAAGATGAATTACTAAAAACAGATAGTAGAGAAGAATACGAAAAGGCAATGTTACAGGCTCAACAGAGTCAATATATTGCGGATAAATGGACAAAATTAGATCAATCTCTTTATAACCAATCGGTTTATTATGAACCAAATAGATTGGCCGCATACTACGATTATGAAGCTATGGAGTTTACTCCTGAAATATCTGCGGCGTTAGACATTTATGCGGAGGAATCTACAACAATGTCAGAAAAGGGTCAAATATTAACAATCTATTCTGAATCAGATAGAATTAAAGAAATATTGGAAGATCTGTTTAATAACAGACTAGACGTGAATACTAACTTACAAATGTGGACAAGAGGTGTTTGTAAGTATGGTGATAACTTTGTTTATTTAAAGTTAGATCCTGAAAAGGGTATTGTTGGATGTCAACAATTACCAAACATTGAAATAGAAAGATTGGAAGGTGCTGCGGGTAAAACTACTACACAAAATAAAGATTTAAAAGTTCCATCAAGAGAATTACGTTTCCAATGGAAAAACAAAGATTTGGAATTTCAAGCATGGGAAATTGCACACTTTAGATTATTAGGTGACGATAGAAAATTACCATACGGCACTTCTATGTTAGATAAGATCAGAAGAATTTGGAAACAACTTTTACTTGCCGAAGATGCGATGTTAATTTATAGAACATCAAGAGCGCCTGAAAGACGCGTATTCAAAGTATTCGTTGGTAATATGGACGATAAGGATATTGAATCTTATGTACAACGTGTTGCAAACAAATTTAAACGAGATCAAATTTCAGATCCACGTAACGGTCAAGTTGATATGAGATATAATCAAATGGCGGTTGATCAGGATTATTTTATTCCTGTTCGTGATGCATCACAAAGTAGCCCAATTGAAACTTTAGCCGGAGCACAAAATTTAGGTGAGATTGCCGATATTGAATATATTCAAAAGAAAATGTTAGCTGCATTACGTATACCTAAAGCTTTCTTAGGATTTGAAGAGGTTGTTGGTGAAGGTAAGAGTTTAGCCTTAATGGATATTCGTTTTGCAAGAACGATTAACAGAATCCAAAAATCTGTTATTCAAGAATTGAATAAAATTGCATTAATTCAACTATATCTTTTAGGTATGGAGGATGAGTTGAACAATTTCTCATTATCATTAACTAACCCATCCGCACAATCTGATTTATTACGTATTGAGCAATGGAAAGAAAAGGTTACTCTTTATAAAGATGCAACATCGGATCAATCACAAGTAGGTATCTTACCAGTGTCTCACACATGGGCTAAGAAGAACATTCTTGGATTTAGTGACAGTGAAGTTATGTTGGATCTACAACAACAACGTTTAGAACGCGCATTAGGATTTGAATTGACAAACACTCAAACAGTAATTAAACGTTCCGGAGTATTTGATGAAGTAGATGCTAAATATGGTATACCAGAAGAAGAAAGAGAAAAAGCAATGGAAGCCGCGCCAGCAGATGGTGGAGATATGGGTGGAATGGATATGG